TAGTGAGTATGATCGTATTTGCTATGTGATGAATAGGTCCAGACCATTCCTGCTTAATAGAAAGAACTTCTATACTGCGGTCTCTCGTGCTCGTACACATGTAACTATTATCTCCGATTCCAAAGCACTTGAACTCAGCTTGGCTAAGAAAGGTGATAAATGATTATTTTTCTAAACGGTCCTCCAGGCAGTGGCAAAGATACTATTGCTGACATTGTTAATAAGAATGTGTTTTCAACTAAGGACATTAAACTGTCTAAGCCCCTGAAAGATTGCTTCAGGGAGATGTTCCGATTGCCTGCTCGACAAGCCAAAGAGTGGTTAAACGATAGGAAAGAGGAAACCTTTGCTGCGGGGGTAACTCCTCGACAATTTCAAATCAAGTTGTCAGAAGAGTTTATGAAGCCACTGTTTGGCAACGACATCTTTGGACAGATAGCAATTCGAACGATTACTAATACGATGGCACGGCACTTCACAATATCAGATGCTGGTTTTATAGATGAGGTTGAAGAGATTGTTAAATACTTTGGAAAAGATCAGGTCAAAGCAATTAAGATTAGTCGGCCAGGACATGACTATGAAAACGACTCAAGAGGATACATTGACTTTGACTCTGTGGGAATTGGTTGGAAATCGCTTGACAATATTCACGACATGGAACTGCTAAATGCACAGGTCGAGCGCATACTAAGAGAATGGGAATTGGTATGAATGAAGGAGAGTTTTCTTACAGGTTACTGAGGTTGAACATCCAAACCGGCAACCAAAGGCTTAGGATATCCTATGAAAATAACTAATCACTACGGTCTACCTCAACCCCTTGTCGCTGCTGTTCAGCATGACATTTATAGCAAAGGTGAGGCCAATGCGTCTGCCACCGATTTGCTTAAACCCTCTCGCATCTTCGCTCTTCAATCCCGGCATGATGATGAGGTTGAAGTGGACGTTAGCGATTGTGTATCAGTACTTCTCGGAAGAACCATGCATGCTGTGCTTCAAGATGCTGAGAGAGATGCCATTCCAGAGATGCGTCTATTCTCAATTCTAAATGACTGGGTAATCTCAGGACAGACAGATCGCTTAGTCTATAAGGATGGTATCCTTCAAGACTATAAGACATGTCGCGTTGACTCATTCACCTATAAGGAAAAGAATAACTTTACTGAGTGGGAACAACAGCTAAACATCTATGCTTATCTATGGCGCGAGAACAATCCAAATTGGCATTTGAAGATACTGCAAGTAATTGTTATGTTCTTGGATTGGTCACCGACAAGATATGAACGTAGCCCTGTAACGTATCCGCCGCACTCTGTAATCTCTGTCAACATACCTCAGTGGCCCCAAGAAAAAACTGAGGCGTGGATGCGTGAGAGAATAGAAAGTCATAAGGAAGCTCTAAAAAATTTACCTGAGTGTAGCAAGGAAGAGCGTTGGCATAGCGGTGAACACTGGGCCGTAAAGAAAGGAGGTAGAAAGAACGCAATAAAAAAATTTGATAGTGAGTGGGAAGCTACAGCTTGGATAGACTTGAACCGTCACCAAGAAACAGCTACCTCAAAGATGTTTATCGAGCACCGACACGGAGTATCACGGCGTTGTAAGAATTGGTGCGAGGTATCTAGGTTTTGCGATCAATGGCAAACCGAACAACTATTAACTGAAGCAAACGAAGCAGAAGGATAAGGAAATGAAATTCTCTGAACACCCGTCCGGTTCCAGAATTAAGGCGATGATCGTCGGAGATTCTGGCGCTGGTAAGACAACAGCCCTGGCATCTCTTGCCAATGCTGGTTACAAGTTGCGCATCCTCGACTTTGATAGTGGCCTTGATATTCTGCGCCATTATGTAAACGACCCTAATTCTATGGACTATCATACCTTTGATGTTCATGACCCTATGGCTCCCGACAAGGCAGCGGCCATGGCTATGCACTGGGAAGGACTTGGGCCTATTGCAGAAACCGGACCAAACGATGTCCTGGTTTTAGACACGGCTACGACATTCGGTCAGTGTCTAGAAACCTTAGAGGCCAAGAAGAATAAGGACGGCAGAAAGAGTAGTTGGGAAGCACAGAAAAAGGCCAATCACCTCCTACAATTCTTGACTGGTCCGAGTGTACCGTGTAATGTAATTGTGAATACGCACTACCGTCTTGTGGAAAATGAACTAACGGGCCAGATGAAGGCTTATCCAGAAGTGGTAGGACGTAAGCTCGCTTTAACTGTTGGTCGCCTCTTTAATAACATATGGCGTCTTGTAACTAAGCGAGTGGATAAGGAGGAGGTGCGAGTACTACTAACTCAATCCGATTCCTATATGACCTTGAAGTGCTCTGCACCTACGGTCATTGAAGCTGAAGAACCGCTAGATTTAGCGGACATTTTTAACCGTATGAAAGAAGGAAATTCTACATCATGAATGATGAGAAAACGTACGATCCTACTAAGACTACCCTCGCTGACTTGCCAAAGCCCTCACCCTATCCAGAGGGACGCTATCTCTGGACCGTGAAGGACTATGAGCAGGGTCAGTGGCCCTCTGGCGATGAGTTCATCGAGGTGACTCTCGCGCCGGTCCAAGGCTATGCTCTCGACCAGCAGGATACGACTAACTGTGGCTGGTATGAGCAGAAGGCACGGTTTAACTGCACCCGCCAAGGTCTTTACGGCCTCCATAAGTTCGTTTGTTTGATGCGTCCTGAATGGAAGGATGTTGAGGCTGAAACACTTCCACCCTTTACCCAGCAGATCGAAGCCGTTATCGGTCAACAGGTAGTTGGGCAACTCCAGCACAAGCCTAAGGGAGAAGGAAAGGAAGGCTTCTGGACTAACTTTAACCAGAAGGGCTGGGAATCTGCAGACGGCCACACTCCCCCACTCTAGGAAGGAATAAGATGGGGTGTTTCCTTAGGGAGGCACCCCATTTTTATCACATGATAGTAATCCTAGATTATCCTGAGAGAAGAGCTACACCTCAAGACCCTTTTGATGGCTCTTATTCCTCCGATATACAAAGCCTATTTGATGACTCTGACTTAGAGCAGCCAGAATTCTTTTGTGTTTTTGAAAATCAGATGGAGGAGCATTTTACTAAGGACTCATCATCTACCGCCTACGATCCAAGCAAGGTCAACGTATTTGATATCTTAGGCTCCGATCTTCCTAAGTATGAGGGAGGTTGGGTTAAGCCAGAATTCATGCCTCGCATCGAAGATATGTGCGCTAAAATAAAGGAGAGAAAACCTAATGCTGTTATCGCTATGGGCAAGATTGCGTTCTGGGCTGTCACTTCTGGTGCTAGACTTACAGATCACAGGGGTACGCCATACTTTTCGGAGACGCTTGGGACTAAAGTTCTCGGGACGTCAGGACTATCCGCGTTCACGAAAGACTGGTCTTTACGTTCCATCGTTATTGCGGACATTAACAAAGCCTGCGAGCACAACAAGTTCAGAGGCTTCCGAGAAAAAGAAAGAGAAGTCTATGTCATAGATGATCCGCTTCGAGATATACCTAAGCTCAGGTCTGCCCTTACAGACTTTATAGCCGTCGATGTAGAAACCGAAGCAAGTCAGATCACATGCCTAAGTTTATCTCCTTCCGAGAATGTTTCCTATGTCATACCTTTTTGGAATAAATCTAAACGAGGTTACCACCAGTTCCCGAAAGAGCTAGAAGAACTCTTATGGAAATTTTTATTTGAATTGTTGGTCGACCCTAAAATAAGAAAGGTCTTTCACAATTCTCTGTATGATCTATCATACTTTCGTCATCACGGCATCCCGACCTTAGGGACTATAGAAGATACTATGTTGATGCACCACTCCCTATCTCCTGAGATGCAGAAATCTCTGGGCTTTCTTGGTTCCCTGTATTGCGATGTATCTGCATGGAAAACTCTTAACAAGAAGACTAAGAAGTCTATAAATAAAAAAGATGCGTGAAGATAATCCCTCCGACGAAGCCAAACTATGGCGTGCCGTTGTGTACCAAGCACTCCTCGATGCATCGAAGGATGTTACCCCTAATGAATCAAGAGAATCTGTCAACTGTCGAAACTCTGCGCGCCGTTGGTTTACCTTAGTATCGGGGGTTACAGCCGCCTACTTTGAGGATGTCTGCTTACTGGCAGGGTTTGCGCCCGAGTTTATGCAGCAGACCGCCATAAGAATTATAAACAACCCCAGTTCCTTTTCCAGAAAGAGACTTAATGTTCTCCTCAGAAACGAGGCACCAGATGAAAGCCTATGGTATACCGAACGATTCACAGTCATGGCGAGCACTTCGACTCAAGATGGATAAAGAAGATAGAGAGGTCTTGCATCCACCTCATTATAACAAAGGCATAGAAACCAACGACTATATAAAATCGTGGGAGATGTCCTATGCCCAAGGCAATATCATCAAGTATGTAACCCGTTACCCCTATAAATATTCAAACCGGGAATCTCAAGTTTCCGATTTGAAGAAGGCACGTTGGTATATTGACGATATAATTAAAAGTTTAGAGTCACTCCCTGTTGTACCAAATCCTTACAGTTGGCGCGATCTGAATGATGAAGAAGTTGATCGCCATAATTCCGAACAGCGAGTCGATGAAAAAACTTGAACCTCCCTTTGAGGATTTAAATCCACACGATAAGCATCTGGCCTATTGTGCTATGGATACCATGATGACTTACGAATTGTATGACATCTTGAATTCAAAGCTCATCCCTCCGCACCGGCAGACATACGAATTTGAAAGAAGTCTCCTGGCTCCCGTCATGACTATGATGAAGCGTGGCTTTAGGATAGACATGGCAAAGAGAGATGAGGCCTTACTCTTTTGCCGAGATAAAGTTAGCTCTTTAACTTCTACCCTGGACAGTTTAACCGAAGCCGTCTTTGGGCATAAGCTGAACTGTCGAAGCCATATCCAACTGAAGAAATTATTTTACCAGGAACTTCTGATCAAAGAGTACACACGATCTGTTAAGGGGGTCGTCAAGGTTTCTCTAGATAGAAATACCCTTGAGAAAATATCGGCTTGTTATGCCAGAGCGCGTCCCTTTTGCCAACTTATCCTGAAGATACGGGATTACGAAAAGCAAGAGCAGACCCTTAAAAAAGCCTTAAGCCCGGATAATCGGTGGATAGCTGGCTACAATGTGGCTGGCACTGACACAGGTCGTTGGTCATCAGCGGATAACCCTCTGCGTCACTCCGCTAACATACAAAACATTGACCCTAAGATACGTAAAATTTTTACGGCAGATGAGGGGCGCATCCTAGCCTATTGCGATTTGCAAGGAGCAGAAGCAAGGGTGGTTGCCTATCTAGCTCAGGATGAAAAATATATAAAGGCTGTGGAGGAATCAGATGTGCACACAATGGTGGCGACCTTGGTTTTCGGTTTGTCTGGAGATAGAGCAGACGCCGATAGAATATATTATAGAGACTTTAGCTACCGAGACTTGGCAAAACGATGTGCTCACGGTACGAATTACGGTGGCTCTGCAAGAACTCTTGCATCTTCTCTGAAGCTGGAAACAAAGGTGGTTGCAGGATTCCAGAGGATGTACAACCGCATCTTTCCTGGGATCAAGAGATGGCAAGACGCTGTGGCCCGTCAGATTCAGAAGCATGGTTATCTGGACACCCCTATGGGAAGGCGTAGAATTTTTAATGACCGCCTATATTCAGACCATACTGTACGAAAAGCCATAGCTTATGGGCCTCAGTCTGTGGTGGCTGACATCATATCCAAGGGCTTAGTAAAAATATATGCTGAATTAGAGCCTGAAGTATGGGTTCATGCTATGATCCATGACGCCCTTGTTTTATCATTTGAAGAAGAGAAAATAGATAAGCTTCTCCCTAGTGTTTTAAACCTGATGACCTTCCCTGTAGAAATAGAGGGTAGGCAGATGATTATTCCCGTAGACGCCGATGTGGGTCACAACTGGGGAAAATATAAGGGAGCAGAAACCGGTGAAACTAACCTAAAAGGGTTGCGTCCTTATGATCTACTCATCCAATAAAAATCCTATGTTTCGGTCCCAGTGGTCCGAGGATATATTCAACCAGAAGTATTCCCGTGATGGTTGTGAAACCTGGGCAGAATTAGCTCAGATCGTAGTCGCTGACGTTTGCGAAAACCGCATGACAAACGACGAAAAAGATACCTTAGTTCAGCATATAACCAACTTAAAGTTTCTTCCCGGTGGACGCTATCTTTATTATGCAGGACGGCCCAGAAAATTCTTTAACAATTGCTATCTCTTAAGGGCAGAAGAGGATACCCGTGAAGACTGGGCCGAGTTGTCCAAGAAGACAGAGCTATGTCTCATGACAGGGGGTGGCATAGGCGTTGATTACACCAACTATCGCCCTTCAAATTCTAGTCTAACATCTACAGGTGGTATTGCTAGTGGTCCTATACCCAAGATGCAGATGATCAATGAGATTGGGCGCAATGTTATCCAAGGTGGAGCGCGTCGGTCAGCTATATACGGCTCTTTAAACTGGCAACATGATGATGTCGATGCCTTTCTAAAGATTAAGAACTGGCACCACATGAAGATTGCAGGAACCAAGTCTACCTACTGGGATGTTCGCAACCAGGATTTTAATTTCCCGTGCCCCCTGGACATGACTAACATATCAATTAACTACGATAACAAATGGCTTATGGATTACTGGAAGACAGGCGATCTTTCTGAAACATTCCTAGCTAATTGCCAACAGGCTTTGCAGACAGGAGAACCGGGCTTCTCTTTTAATTTCTTTGACAGGGAAAAAGAAACTCTGCGTAACGCCTGTACGGAAGTGACGAGTGAGGACGACAGTGATGTATGCAATCTGGGTTCGCTTAATCTTGGGAGAATTGACTCCATTGAAGAACTGGCTGAGATTACGGAGTTGGCTACAAAGTTTCTTTTGTGCGGTACCCTCAAGGCTGATCTACCTTACGAAAAAATTCACGAGGTAAGAACAAAGAATAGACGCTTAGGTCTTGGTTTGATGGGCTTGCATGAATGGCTCATTAAGAAGGGGTATAAATATGAAATCGTTCCTGAACTACATCAATGGTTATCTGTATATCGTGGTGTTTCTGATAATAGTTCCGCTAATTTTAGTGGCCTTCTTGGGGTATCTCGTCCTGTTGCAAATCGCGCTATTGCCCCTACAGGAACTATTGGCATTTTGGCAGGGACATCGACAGGTATTGAACCGATTTTTGCAGCCGCGTACAAAAGACGATTCCTAAAAGATGGAAAGAACTGGCGCTATCAGTATGTCGTTGAGCAGATCGCAAGAGAGTTTAGCGATTTATATGGGGCCGATCCTGACGATATCGATTGTGCCTTGAGCTTGGCTAGTAACCCTGAGCAGCGCATTAAGTTGCAAGCAGAAGTCCAGGCGTATGTGGACATGGCTATTAGCAGCACCATTAATCTGCCTGCCTTTAATACCAAGCATAACAACCCTGATAAGGTAAAGGATTTTGCGGAGGTGCTTGCTAAATATGCCCATCGTCTAAGAGGCTTCACTTGTTTTCCTGATGGCTCAAGGGGAGGTCAACCACTGACACCAGTTCCCTACAAGGATGCCGTAGACAAGCTAGGTAAAGATTTTGAAGAGCATGTAGAGGCCGCAGACATTTGCTCTATTACAGGACATGGAGGAACATGCGGTGGCTAACCCAGGTCAATTGGATTTATTTTTAGGTGAAGCAGAAATAAATTCTGTTGAGTGCATGGACATTTCCGATATAAACATAGATTTTGGAGATGCAAACCATATGGCGCGGTCAAAATCTAATGCCTGTAAGATGTTTCAGAGTTTACCGAAAGGGAAATATCTTATATACAAAGGAGAAAAAGAAGGAGAATTACCTTACATTAAGAACACTGATACAGGTAAAAAATTGTCGGTGCGCACAACACGCAATCCATATCCTTGCGTCGATCTTTATAAGGGAATTAAGACTACTTATTCTATGCACCAAATTGTAGGTATGGCTTTTATACCTAATCAATTACCTAAAGATCGTACTCATATAGACCATATAGACGGCGACAAAAGTAATTACGCCGTAGAAAATTTACGCTGGACAACTCCCTCAGAAAACCAAAGCAATAAAGATTTTAAAAAACTAAATCTGGAACTAGACTTGTAAGATACGGAGAGTAACGATGGCTGATCAAATAATAACTTACTGGCCCCAAATACTGGGAATCTTGGCTGTTGTTGTAATGTTTGTAAAGTTAAAAAGCCATGTATCTGAATTGCAAAAAGATGTGAACGACATAACAAGAAGAGATACTTACGCTCAAGTTGTTAAACTTCGGGCAGAACTAGATAGTTTAAAAGAATCTACTTCCGAAAAAACTAAGGCGCTATTTAATTTATGGAACCAAAAATTGAAATAACCAAGGAAGCTGATGCTCACCTTTGCTCTATCATTGAGCGGGAGAAAGCTGAGGGTGTGCTACTGTCTGTCAAGGGTGGAGGATGTGCTGGCTTCTCCTATGACTGGAAGGTGGTTCATGAGCCATCAGGTGAGGCAATACCCCTGTCTAAAGGAACTCTCTATATCGATCCCCTGGCTGTCATGTATGTCCTAGGCACTGTACTTGAGTACAAACAGGACTTATTTGGTACTATATTATCTTTGGATAATCCTAATGTTGCTTCGGCCTGTGGCTGCGGTGAAAGCTTTTCCCTTAAGCAAGACGATTCCGTTGGTCGCATGGGATGGGAT